CATTAGTATTTTTAAAATAGGTATCGTGGTTACCTATAATAATGTGTGTATCAATTTGTTCTTCATATAATCTATCCCAAAACTTCTTACGCCATATAGAAGCAGTTTGAAAGTTAATAAACTTTCTTCTATCAACAACATCACCTAAATGTACAAATGTTTTGATATTGTGTTCTTTTAGATATGGGAAAAAGATTTCATCAAAAAATCTTAATTGATAATTTCTAAATGCTTCACTATCATTTCTCACGCCAAAATGGCTGTCGTTCAATAATGCTATTTTCATTATATATCTAAAACACTTGTATAGGTTCTTTTCTTTCTTTTCTTTATTTTGATTTCGTTCTTTTGTGGTTCTTCCGTAGATGGTTTGTTCTTTCTTAAAAATTCTAAAAACTGATTCTTATAATCATTATTTGTATCACCAGGTAACACAGCAAACTCATCTATGTTTGCTTGTTCTATCATTCTATATTTTATATTAGATTGTTTCTTTTCTTTCTGTATTCTTCTAATAAAAGCATAATATATTATTTGCGTAAAATAAGCAAAAGGATTATTAGACTTGTCAGGATTAAAGTTTTTAAGATATTGTAAACAGTTTTCTATACCATCAGAAATCATATCATCTCTAAAAGTGTAATTAATAAAATTAGGTCTATAAGATAAATGATTCGCAATCTTTAAAAAACATTCACCTATATAATTAGTAACAGGTGGTGGTTTTCTTTTACGTTTTTCTGCCTTAGCACATTTATCTTTAAACTCTATCATTGCTTGTAGAAACAATTTGTTATCTACATAATGTTCAGATTTTTTTCTTGTTCTAGTCATAGTTTAATTATATCACATTCTTTGTTATTGTCAAGGACCTATCACATTATCCAGTTATATATTGCTCTTAAAGCAAGCAGTAAATACATAAGTTCCATTAATGCTCTAGGTATATCTTTATCTTTTATGCCCATGTATATCCATATTGTACAGGATATTGTAGCAATTGCCCAACCCACCCATTGTGTGTTAGGGTCTGCATTTGAGAGTATGTAGGCACCTATCATAGCGAGTACAAAACCCAGCCATCTCATGCCATCTAGTCTTTTGTAAAATCTAATTTTCATTGGTGCTTGACATAATCTAATTCTCTTGTTATACTAACCATGCTGGTTGTTACCGAGGATAGTAGCTACCTCACTAGTGCAACTTCTTTGAAGGCATTTTAAGTAAGTCAGCGACTTCTTTAATATCAGACTTATCTATATCATCATAATTGGAAGCGGCATTATCTAATTCTTCCTCAGACATTTCTCTTTCAATAAATCCAGGTAACTGTTGTTTTGCTTTCTTTAATGATACTGCAAGATCAGTATATCTTTTTGTAAATGCCGTAGTGGCATTACATATAGTAATAATCTTATCAACAGGAATAGTTACTATTTTCTCATCTGTAAAACCAACCCATTTTACTAGTGCAATATAATCAGATATACCTTGCTCAGTAATACGAGGTACGTATTTAATTAGCATAGGTTCTTGTAACCTTAATAGTTTAGAGTTTTCAGGTAATTGGTCTTTATGCAAAGGAAACCTACAACAGATTTCTTCTCCTGAAACCAGTCTGATTATCTTAACCGTTTTATCATTAACACGATCAATCATATAACTATTTATCTTTCTTAAGCGTTAGCATACCACAATGAGAGCCACCTAATTGTTCTACTATATCGTAGTCTAATAATGCTGTTTCTTTAAATATTTTCATATTGTACCAACCTTTATTTTTACCAGGGTCTTTATCTTCATTAGGCATATAATCATGGAATACTATTTTAAAAGAGTCCTTTGTACGTTTTAGTATTTCTTCACAATCATTCTTACCAATAGAGCCATCTATAAAAACAAAGTCAAAGTCATAGTGTAACCAATCTTCCCAATACTCTTTGCTTGTACAAATAAACTTATGTATATTCAATCCATTATACTCAAATATATCGTTCTTGTCAATGGTGTACACCTCTGAATTATTAAGTCTTAATGCAGCTGTACTCTTACCTGTGCCCGTACCTATTTCTAGTATTTTAAAAGCACCTCTGCTTTCATATAACAGAAATTTAAAGTCATCATCTGAAATCATTTTAAATCCACCGTATGTATTTCATAGTCAAAGCCTTCTCTATTATAGATGTTAACTCTTTCCTGAAAGTGTGTTAATGTGAAGTTCTTTTTATCTTTGTATGTGAGGTCGTCTGATATATCATAGACTGTAGCAGACTGTTTCTTATCACCGACACGAAGCCCACGGCCAATGCTTTGTAATATTCTTATAGGGCTCTTACTAGGGCTACTAAAAACAATGTTGTGTAAATTACGAATATTGATACCAGTGCTGAACGTCCCGAAAGAAGCGATAATAATTGCGTTGTCCGACTTTTCTGTGATTGCTCTAATTTTTTCTCTATCATCTGTTTCAGTTCCCCCATAAACAAAAAACACTTTTCGTTTTGGGTCTACTTTTTCTTCTATGAGTTTATGTAAAATCTTGCCATGTTTTTCAACTAACTGAAATAAGCATAATGTATTGCCGTTGAGTGCCAAGGTCAGATTTCGTATGTATTTATTACGAGCAGTATTTTGAGTGAGGTATTCTAGTTCTTCAAAGTATTTGACACCATATACTTTCTTTGCCTCTACTTCAGGATACTTTAAGTTCAGACATTTAATTTTTAGATTAGCAAGTTGTTTTCTCTCAATCAACTCTGCTGTAGATACTACTTTATTGACCATACCAAATAGACCTTGTAGTACTAATTTGTGTGTTTTACTATCATCTAACGTACCTGTAAGACCTATTCTATATTTACAATCTGTTAGTTTTGTCATTATCTTTGTCAATGATACAGCCTTAAACAAGTGTGCCTCGTCACCTATAACTGCACCATAGTCTTCAAAAAATTGTTTAGGCATTTTGTATAATGATTGCCATGTTGATACAACTATACGTTTATCTTCATCTATTTCATAACCATGATATTTTCTACTTACATTTGTTTCTACATCATAACCATAATCTTTAAAATCTTTGTATAGTTGTTCTACTAGTGATGTTGTTGGTACAATGATTAGAATATTGTTGTTAATTACATTTAAGTAGTGTCGGACTAACATGTATATGATAAGTGATTTACCAGAGGCAGTAGGCGATACAACTAGTCCTCTGTCATATTCTAAAGCAAATTTAAATGCGTTTAATTGATAATCTCTCGGTTTGATAGACAGATCATACTCATCAATCATACCGTCTATATCGGCGGCTGTGACGTTGCTATGTGTAAGGATTTCACTAGATTCAACTATATGTACATCTTTCTTCTTACACCAGTCTTTTAGATAAGGGTATAATCCAAGGTACATTTGACCTGTTGCGTATGAGTAAAGTCTTATTTTTCCGTCCCATACTCTATTACGAAACTGTGGTGTAAACTTATATCCAGGTACTTCAAACGAAAAGTAATCCGACAATTCTCTACGAATAGAGGCGTCAGCGTCAATCCGAATATATACGTCATTGAGTTTATCAACGATAATATTTTGCATATTAGATTACGCCAGAAGTAAACTTTTTCCAGTCTATAGCGTTTTTAATTTGAAAACCACGATTAGATATTATACGTATTGTTTTGTCCAGATAGTCAGCTACACTTTGTATGTAAGTAACTTTTTGCTCTAGTTTAATCATCTCATCATCTGATCTTATGTACTTATCCACATCTGGTTTAAGCAACTTTATATTAAAAGGTTTAACTTGATAGACACTAGGGTCTGCCTTACCTGTATAGTATTCCCACTTTTCTCTTAACAATCTATCTCTATCTTGCTCTGCTTTTTTTAATAGATTGATATATTGATTATGAAACTTGCAATACTTGTTATGTAATTGAGGTGTTTTTAATGATTCTAAATCTAATTCAGTATCATTTATTTTGAGGTCTTTTTCAGCCAATTGTTGTAATTCATCAAAGGTCATAATAACTCCATTATATTAATTTAAAATATTTATGTATGTATTAAGTAGTAGTTTCTACCGTAGCTTTGTTACCAACAGCAGCAAATTCGTAAATTGCATACTCAAATGATACCGTTGCCGTAAGATAATCAACATCGGTAGCCTGCTGATTATAGTCTAGTCCTGATAGTGAAGTAGGATATACATTTCTAAATCTAACTTCTAAATTTGCATTATTCTTACTTGTCAATATTATTAAAGTAGCGTCTGAATACAAACCACCATCGTCTTGTGTTGCCTTTTTAATTTCACCTAATTCTTTACTAGTACCTACATTTTGAGTTGAAGGAAATCTGTCTGTACCTGCACCTTGTAGTGTTTGAAACTGCTCGTAATCTTTAGGAAAACCAACACCAGTTAACCAACCATGTATCTCTCTATAGTTTTCTAAATTTTCATCTACTAAAAACTGAATAGTCAAAGTATCATATTGTAATCTATCACCAGGTAGTGGTATATCTTTCAAAGGTGTGATTTGTTCGGCAGTACCTAGATTGATACCAGGCAAATTTGCTGATGTGCAAAAATACTCTACTTTAGGTAGTTTAATTAGTTGAAACTTAAACTGCGTTGGACTTGCATAGTCCAGTTTAGTAGGTTGTCTAGTGTATGAGTTTGTAACTGTCATACAGCTATTTATCTGTTTGCTTGTCTAAATCATCCCATTCTTTTGATTGGGCTTCTTGTTTTAGTTTTTTCTCGTTATCTGTTAGGACACTCTCTTTTTCGGCTGCTTCATCTAGTCTTTTCTCTACATTATCTAATGCGTTAGGTTTTTGTAAGTAATTAAGACCTTGTGCTAACAGAAAAAAGAAACCACAGATTACTACAATACCTGCGATTGCTCTTAGGAATACGTTCATTATTGTTGATTTTTCTTCTTTGTAAATTGTTATTCTTTCAGTATAAAACATAATCTACTTTTATTTATGCTAAAAAAAAGGGCGCCGAAGCGCCCTTCTTAAATTTGTTTCTCAACAAATATTACATGATGTTCGTAACTTGAACACGTCTGTAGTATCTGTTAGCGTTGATTGCACCAACACCGTCAGCAGTAATATTTCCTGACGCAGAAGCACCAGCAAATGGATTAGCTACCATACCGTATCTAGTTTTGAAACCGATTTTCGGTTGGAAGTTATCCTGACCTACTGCTCTAACCATTTGTAGAGGTACATACGGACAATAGAATAAACCAGCGTCGTATGGAGAAGTTCCTTTGTAACCAACAACGTAGTACTGTTTAGTAGGTGACGCATTGCTTGCCATGTTAGCAGCATATGGGTCAATGTAAACTTTGTACTTACCATTTAATACACCAGCAAAAGTATTACCAGTATCGTCAATGTTTAAGTTGTTGTTTAATGCAGGAGTGTAATCCAAAACACCCGCCATTTGTAACGCAGAGGCAACATCTGAAGAACAGATAATCATGTTACCTTTTCCTCTTCTTGTTCTCTGAGCGATTGTGTTTGCATCTCTCTCTAGTTGGAACATAAGACCTTTAAATCTTTCAACAGACCATCTACCATTAGAGTCTGTGTCAAGGTCAAATATACCAGCAGTTGTTGTGTTAATTGCAGCATGTGAATTATCATTGTCAGCAGCGCCAACTTCAGCAGTTCTATAAACTGTTCTTACAACTTCTCTATTGATCTCAGCTAAGATTTCAGCAGATAAGATGTTTGATAATTCTGTTTCAGCGTCTAAACCATGGATTGCTTTTAAGTCTTGAGCAAGTTCCATAGTGTATTCAGCCTTTAACGCTCTGCTTCCTGCCGTTACAGTAGATTTCTCTATTGAGAACGCCATTTCAGCAAATGAGTTACCAGCAGCGTCACCTAATGCTTCTGCGTAAGCAGTAGTCATAGATGTACCAGTTGTGTAACCAGTAGATGTGCCGATTGAGTCGTTAAGTACAGCTGGGTTTTCCCCAGATTGTGCTACAGCGGAAGCCCCACTTGTAGATGATCCTGTTTTGTTTCTAGCAGAAAAATCTGTATCAGCTTCGTCAAAAAGAGCTTCACCACCACTTTGAGAGGCATATCTGCTTCTCATAGCGAAAATCAAGCCTGTTGGGCCTGACATAGGTTGAACACCAGCAATATCGTAAGCGATAAGGTTTGGCATTGCTCTTCTAACTAAACTAATTAAAATAGGATTCCAGTTTTGTATTGCGGAACCAGTTGCGTTTGTAGGCGCAGCTTCTGATAAGAAAGCAGCGTCTTCTCTTAACGCTTTTTCTTGGTTCTCTAATACCATTGAAGTAACGGCTCTTTTATAACTATCTTTGACCTCAGGAAGATCAGGATGGTCTAAAACGGGCTGCCACTTGTTTTGCATTGATTCAGATAAAAACATTTTTCTATCTCTCCTTCTTTTTAGTTAATTAACTACCCTTACTTTACGTATGGGTTTTTCTTTGATTTACTAATTGCAGCAGTATATGCAGCCATTGATTCAGACAAGTTTACACTTGGTGAACCAGCATTTTGTTCTGCTACTTCATTAGATTCAGTATCACTCGCTTTTGCTTTAGGGTAGTAAGAATTTTTTAATGTTTCTACACTTTTTCTAAAACTGTCAGCGTCTTTATATTCAATACTTTCTGCTAAACCTTTAAGTTTATCTACTTCAGTTGCAGCCAAGTTAGATGAAACATCATTGATAATTTCTTCTCTTGTTGATTCTGCAATTTTCTGATTTAACTCAATGTTTTTTTCCATAGATTGGTTAACTTCTTCTTTTAACTTCTCTATTTCAGCAGCTTGAGATTCAATCACATCATACTTCTCTTGTGGAACATTGATGTAATGTGACTCAAATAAAGATTTAAGACCACCGATAAAATCTTCAGTAATCTCATTTCTTAAGCCTTTCTCTATCGCTAATTCGTTTTCTTTCATCCACTCCTCAACGACATAGTTTAGATAAGCATCCACTTTGTCAACGATTTCTTCTTTAACTTCAGAAACTTTTTCGTCAACTTTAGTTTCATACTCGCCTTCTAATTTCTCAATTTCTTCAACGAGTTTTGCTTTAACAGCAGCTTCAAATATAGTAGAAGCTTTTTGCTTAAATTCTTCAGATAAGTCTTCGTTATCTGTAAGAGCAGCAACATCTTCTTTCATGTCCATATCTTTAACTTTGTCTTTAGCAGTTTCTTTTTTAACTTCTTTTTCTTTATCAGCTACTTCAGAAACTTCTTTTTTCTTCTCGTCTTCTTTATCAGCAACTTCTTTGACATCTTTTTCTTTGTCTTTATCAGCTACTTCTTTAACTTCTTCTTTATCTTTAGAAGCTTTCATCATTTCTTTTTCTTTGTCAGCGACTTCCTTAACATCTTTCTTCTCGTCTTCTTTTTCTTCAGACTTGTCGTTTTTCTTGTCAAGGTATTTTTTAAGACCAGCTGGCATTTCGCCTTCTTTCATATCTTCTTTATCTTTAGAAGCTTTCATCATTTTTTCTTTATCCATCATCTCTTTTTTTTCTTTGTCAGCTACTTCTTTCATGTCTTCTTTTTCTTTGTCGTCTTTCTTCTCATCAGCTTCGTAAGCAGCAGCCACAGTTTCTTTTTCTTTGTCTGCTTCTTTTTGTGCTGATAGAGTAGGCATTGGGTCGCTTGCTCCTGCACTTTTTTGTTGTGGGTCACCAG